CATTCTTCAGATTGCTACTCGTCTAGCATCTAAAGGTAACTTTGTAAATTATTCTTATAAAGAAGAGATGATCTCTGATGGTATTGAGTACTCTATCAATTATCTAAACAACTTTGATCCAGAGAAATCAAATAATCCATTTGCTTATTTTACGCGAATCATATATAATGCTTATATCATGAGAATTCATAAAGAGAAGAAGCAGACTTACATCAAGTATAAGTCTTATGAGAATGCTGCTTTATCTTCATCTTTCTCTGAAAATGATCCCGACTTTGCTGACATGTCTCAAGTTTCTCAAAATGAGAACATGAACGTGTTTGTTTCAGAGTATGAGAGAAAGATGCAGGAAAAGAAAGACCTCGCTGCAACTGCTCCCAAAAAGGGTGTTGAGAAATTTGTAACTGAAGGAGAGTAAATGAAGCTTGCCCTGATAACAGACCAGCATTTTGGTGCTAGGTCAGACAGTCCAGTATTCCACGATTTCTTTGAAAAGTTTTATAAAGAATTCTTCTTTCCCTATCTGAAAGAGAATGAGATTAAAACAATCATTGATCTTGGTGATACCTTTGATCGCAGAAAGTATATAAGCTATTACTCTTTAGACAGAGCGAGAAGGTATTGGTTTGATCCTATCGTTGCAAATAACCATCTTCTTATTTCATTGGTAGGTAATCACGTTATTCCTTATAAGAATACTCTATCTATCAATGCTCTTGATCTTCTTCTTAAAGAATATTATGCACATGTTCTTGTTGTTTCAAAACCAGAGTTATATGAATTTCCTAATGATCCTATGGGTGACAACAGCACACTAGATAACAGACTTCGTGTCCTCATGGTTCCCTGGATTTGTGAAGATAATGAAGAAGAAACTCTACAGCTTATTAAAGAGACTAAAGCACAGGTATGCTTTGGACATCTAGAACTTGGTGGATTCGAGATGTATAAAGGTTCTCTAATATTTGATGGTATGAATGCATCTATCTTTGATAAGTTTGATGTTGTGTGTTCCGGACACTATCATCATAAGTCAACAAGAGGTAACATAAACTATCTTGGTTGTCCTTATGAGATGACTTGGTCAGATTATGATGACCCAAAGGGATTCCATATCTTCGACACTGAAACAAGAAGCTTGACTTTTATTCAAAACCCATATAGAATGTTCTATAAGATCTTCTATGATGACAGCAACAAGACATTAAATGAGATACTAAAAGAAGACTTTTCTAAGTATACAGGTACTCATGTAAAGATTGTTGTTAAGACTAAGAACAACCCTTACTGGTTTGATCTTATGATTGATAAGCTAGAGAAGTCAGGCACTGTTAACATACAAGTGGTTGATGATCATCTAAACCTTAACCTTGAGACTGATGATGAGATCATTAACGAGGCTGAGGACACTATCACTATTCTTAAGAAGTATGTTGATAATTTAGAAATTGAAACTGATAAGCCAGCACTGGAAACATTGCTGCGCTCTTTGTATGAGGAGTCACTGAGCGTCGAATGAAGATTATCCATATCAATAAAAACATTATTCAGCAAAATGCTAAACATGGCAGATCAGAACCAGTTTGTAGAGTTGAAGAAAGCGGAATAGTTAAATATTGTATGGAAGTTGTCATCAATGGTCCCTCGCGAATGGTATACAGACCAAATAAGCCAAGACCTTGTGGCGCTAAACTTTGGATAGAAACAGATAGTGATATAGAATTGATAGGTGAACAACATTGATATTATTTAAGAAAGTAAAGTGGAAGAATCTTCTTAGCACAGGTAATACCTTCACTGAAGTTGTACTGAACGATACTCCCTCCACCTTAATTATTGGTGAGAATGGTAGTGGTAAGTCCACCTTCATTGAAGCTATTTCTTTTGCTCTTTACGGTAAACCTTTCCGTAAGATTAATAAGCCGCAGTTAGTCAACTCTATCAATAATAAAGCTCTTGAAGTAGAGATTGAGTTTAGTATTGGTAATAAAGAGTATCGTGTACGCAGAGGATTGAAACCTGCTATCTTTGAGATCTTTGTTGATGATGTGTTATTAAATCAAGAAGCAGCATCATTAGATTATCAAGAGATACTTGAGAAGAGTATTCTAAGACTATCGCATAAATCTTTCTCTCAGATTATTACTCTCGGTACATCTACCTTTATTCCATTCATGCAGATGCCAGCGCATCTGCGCAGAGAGTTTATTGAAGACCTACTTGATATTCAAATCTTCTCTACTATGAATGTTTTGTTAAAGGGTAGGATACAAACAAACAAGGATGCTTTGTTAACCTGCGCCAGTAGTATTGCCTTATGCGATCAGAAAATTGAACTGAATAAGAAGCACATTGATTCTCTAAAGCAGAATAGCGAAGAGCTTATTGAAATTAAAAACAATAAGATCAATGAACATAACTTTATGGTTGATGAAGTTACAAAAACCATTCAGGAAACTGCTGAAAAGATTGAAGACCTTGTTCCTACAGTTGAAGATGAAAAGAAGTTATCTACTAGGTTAAAGAAGGTTTCTTCTTTACAGACTGAACTAAAGTATAAAGTAACTGATTGCTCTAAGCATATTGACTTCTTTGAGAACAATGATGAGTGTCCTACCTGTACTCAGAACATTGAGGCGGGGATTAAATCGCACAAGCTAGAAGAAGGTCGCAATAAGACTAAAGAATTGACTGATGCTCTTACTCAGTTAGCTGATGAAGAAACTAAGGTTAGTGAATGCCTTAAGGTTATTGCTGAGAATCAAAAGACTATTACATTCCTAAATGCCGAGATACTTGACTGTAACAATAAGATCCGTATGTATCAGAAGTACAATGCTGAGTTACAGAAGGAAGTTGATACTCTAAAAGCACAGCAGCAGAAGATTGAAACTGATTCTACAGATCTAAATGCTTCTCGTGCTGAACTAAGAGAGCTTCAAACTGTTAAGGAAGATCTCACTGGGTCTAGGACATTGCTTGGTACTGCTGCTATTCTATTAAAGGATGGTGGTATTAAGACTAAGATTATCAAGCAGTATGTACCTGTTATGAATAAACTTATCAACAAGTATCTAGCATCAATGGACTTCTTTGTTCAGTTTGAATTAGATGAAAACTTTGATGAGAAGATTAAGTCTCGTTTCCGTGATGAGTTTAGTTATGGTTCATTCTCTGAAGGTGAGAAAATGCGTATTGACTTAGCACTTCTCTTTACTTGGCGAGCAGTAGCCAAGCTTAGAAATAGTGCCAGTACAAATCTTCTAATTATGGATGAGGTGTTTGATAGTTCATTAGACGCTACAGGTATGGAAGAATTCTTTAAGATTATAAAAAGTGTTGGTGCTGATACCAATGTGTTTATTATCTCGCATAAGGGTGATCAGTTGTTCGACAAGTTCTCTAATATAATCAAATTTGAAAAAACTAAAAACTTTAGCATGAGGGTAGCATAATGACAAATTTTACTGAAGTCGGCAAATTCATGGAAACCTTTGGTCAAGAAGTAAAAACTTCTCCTAAGTTGCCAAAATACGCAGTGCAGATGCTACGACTAAGTCTTATCTTAGAAGAGTATACAGAACTAGAAGATTCTGTTGCTGAAGGACACATGGAGGGTATTGCCGATGCGTTGACAGATATTCTTTATGTAACCTATGGCGCTGGTCATGCCTTTGGTATTGATCTAGATAAGTGTTTTGAAGAAGTGCAGCGTAGCAATATGTCTAAGCTTGGTGCTGATGGTAAACCTATCTATCGTGATGATGGTAAGATTATGAAGGGTGGGAATTATTCAGAACCTGATCTTAAGAAGGTGCTATATGGCAATTCTTAATTTAGTAGATAAGAATGATCCTATCCTTAGACAGGAAATGCAGAAGTTTGACTTCGCTAATCCTCCTACAGATCCCATTCAGCTAGCAAAAGATCTTACTGAGACTATGATACACAACAAGGGTTTAGGTCTAGCTGCCAATCAGATAGGACTTCCTTATCGTGTGTTCGTTTTGACAGGACAAAAAATACTTGCATGTTTCAATCCGAAAATAGTTGACTTTTCTAAGGAACTAGTTTATATTAATGAAGGTTGTTTGAGTTATCCTGGCATGGTAGTAAAGATAAAACGTTCTAGAGAGATTAGAGCTAGATTTACTATGCCTAATGGTTCAACTGAAACAGTTAAGTTTGATGGTCTAACGTCTAGATGTTATCAGCATGAGCTAGATCATCTAGATGGTAAGGTACATTTAGATAGAGCTAATCAGTATCATAAAGATCAAGCATTCAAAATGTTAAAGGCTCATGATAAAATCCTTAAAAGAACAGCGGTGAGGTAATAATGCATACGTGTGAAAAAGTTAAAGTAATCCATGCTAGAAAGTATGATGCTGATCACCTAAAGGGTCAGTTTCTTGATAAGTCTAATTATGATACCTTGATTACAGAAGATACCGATGTATATGAATGGAATATGAATAACAAGTATGATGAGAGTAATGTCATTCTTAAATTCCGTAAGAACGTCTTTACCAAAGAAGAACAAGACCTAGTATATGAAGGTCTAATTAATTCTGCTGGTGAATCGCAGAACCGTGGTATGGCTGCTGGTCCTAGAGGCAGTGTGCTTAGTGGAATCGGTCAGTCTGAAACTCAAACTGGTCGCGAGTGGGTCACACCTTATCAGATAGCAATTTTAGAGCGTTTATGCCTCAGTAGCGGAACTGTGGTTGAATCATCTTTAGAAGATATTAAAAAGAAGTTTGATATTAATATTTCTAAAGAAGAAACACGCGGATATGTTTGGTTGAAGAATAAGGTATTGAAAGATCATACTCCTTATCATGGTTGGTTTGATCGTTGGGTTGAGCGCATTGGTAATTTGCCGGCAAATGAAATACTCAAACACGCTGAACATGTTCGTGATAATTATATTTCAGATACTAATTATGCTCAGCCAGTAATGTCTGGTGTTGCTGGTTATTATAACAGATATCCTCGTATTCCTTATGGTCGTGCTACAGCATATACAGAAAATTATCCAGAGTTATTCGCTAAGTCATTCCCATTCCTACGCAAACTAGATAATTGCTTCAGTGAACTTCTCCCTACTCGTTGGGCGGCTCAACGTGCCTGTGCTGATAAGCTAGATCCCCGTTTTGTTATTGATGATACAGTATTCACTACACTTACTGTTAATCATAACTTCCGTACTGCTGCTCATTTTGATGCTGGTGATTTGTCTACTGGGTTCTCTAATCTATCAGCAGTAGGTAAGGGTTGGGAAGGTGCAGAATTAATTCTTCCTGAGTATAGAGCAGCTGTTGATCTTCGTCAAGGTGATCTATTGCTTGTTGCTAATCATACTGCCATGCATGGTAATGTTGCCATTGAGGGTGAAAATCCTGATCGTATGAGTATCGTTGCTTACTTCCGTGAAGATATGCTAGAGCTTGGACCTTGGGAATATGAACAGCTCCGTAAACAATACGTTGAAGAACGTCGTCTTGATACAACCCATAAGCTACATAAACCACTTTGGAACGGTGTCAGCCCTGGCATGTGGAGTGAAACAGAGTGGTCTAATTATCTCGATAAACATAATATTAATGATCCATACAGTAAAACATCATCTACACTAGAAGGGTTTTTCTAATGGGATTGCATGACTTCTTAGATGAAGAACAAGCATTAGAATGGTACTATTCTAAAAATAAAATTAATACAGGCAAGAAAATTGGGTATCGTAGGGTATCTGGTAAGATTGGTCTTACTGATAATGAGAAGGGTATTCGTGGTGCTTGGGTGGAAAAGAGAGTAGCATTATTTAAATCTCTTTTGCATTTTGGTTATCAGATTATTCCTCTCTCAGAAGTTACTGACATGACTAAAAATGATGGGTTTGAATATTCCACAACATATCAACAGTGTGATACCCTAATCCTTGAGTTTGGTGGCACCAATATTCAATTTTATAAAAAGTATTGGGATGATACTTGCGATATGGTGAAAGCTCACAAGGGTAATATTATTTTTATTAATGATGATCCAGACTTACCTTTTCTCTGGGAACTACTACCAGATGAAGATTGGAGTCGGTGGACTATCGCTGCTAATGCAACAGAAGCAGCTGCCGTTGCGGAAACGTTAAAGGCTCCTGCTGGTGCTAGAGTAGTAGATTATCCTATGTCACGCGGAATGGGATTTGCTGAATTTAGTTCTGGTGGTATTGAAAAGCTAATTTATATTGGTAGACCAGGTGGTCGCTCTAAATATTTTAAGACCTTTACTAAATCTAATAATCTTGAAGTTGCGGGTAAACCAACAGAGTGGGAAGATTTTCCTCAAGTGAATGTTGTTGAAAATCCGCAGCAAAGAGACAGGCGTAATTTTTATCGTAAGTACAATGGTTGTTTAGCTGTGTATGATGATAAGCATAAACGTTGTGGGTGGAGAACTGGCAGAGCGTATCATGCTCTGTATGCAGGTATTCCTGTCTTTGGTCCTGAAGGCAATAACGGATTAGCATGGGTAATGAATGTTACTTCTGAAGAAGATATTACCAAGGCATCACTTTTTTCTGTTGAAAAACGTAAAGAGATTTGGGAAAGACAAAAAGCTTTTGTTGAGAAAAGAGATTCTGTAAAGGATCTTATTACTCTATGATAGTTTCTTATGATGTTGATGGTGTCTTGGCTGAACAGCCACCACCAAGTGAAAAGGCTTGGGGAAAAATGAATGGTGCTGCAAGAGCAGCAAGAAAAGCATTTCTGAAGGAATGGTACACTAACGCTATTCCTTTAATCTCTCCGAAAGAAGAAACATTCTATGCTATATCTGCTAGAAAAAATGAACCAGATATTCGTAACATAACATTAACTTGGTTGAACTCGTTTCATCCAAATAAAATTCTTGATCTTTTTCTTTTAGATGAATCTCGCAGCATTGAGAATGTTGTTCTGTTTAAAGCGCAAACAGTGGTCAATCTCGGTGTCGAGAGACATTATGAAGATAACAAGAAAGTCTTAAAGGGTATGGGAGAAATACTTCCTCCGGAAATTGAATTATTCTTTTGGAAAAAAGGAATGCAATATCCAGAAAAATTTGATGTCGAATCTAAAAATAAAAAATATTTGACACCATCTAATTCTCTCAGTAATTGGTTATAAAAGATATTGACAAGAATAGAAAAAGAGGGTATGATGAGTAAAGTGGAAAAGATGCTATATAAGTACGATCATAACGAATCCATACAATGGATAGGAGCAGGTTTTATCGTAACCGGGCACACGCTCAATGCTATAGGTCCATCTGTATATCCCTACAACATTTTAACATTTGCTGTAGGTACAAGCCTGTTCCTAGTTTGGGCATTCAGGGCTAAGAACACGCCCCAAACAGTGGTCAACACCGCAGTATTAGCCATAGGGTTAATAGGATTATACAAAGCATTTGGTTGACATTTTAACAGTATAGTATACAATGGAGTTATGATGAAGAAGGTTGAGGAAGTTGCATATAAGTACGATGAGGACGATTCCCTAGAAGAAATTAAGAGATACATTGATGCTACCTATGGGCAGCATTATTCACAGAATAAGTATCAGGCTACTGAATTTATTATTGATGGTGGCCATGGTACTGGTTTCTGTATCGGGAATGTTCTCAAGTATGCCCAACGTTATGGGCGTAAGGGTAGTAGAGAAGATTGGCGCAGTGATCTACTAAAGGTTATTCATTACGCAATTATTCAGTTACATGTGCATAATTTAGAAGATAAACCAGAAAGGTGATTTTATAATGGAAGTCAAGCTACCAGTTGAAGAACTACGAAAGCGTAAGCTCTTTATTGCCACTCCTATGTATGGTGGTATGTGTGCGGGCATGTTTGCTCGTAGCACTAACGATCTATCTGCCCTTGCTGTAAAGTATGGCATTGAACTTCGTTACTACTATCTCTTTAATGAATCGCTAATCACTCGCGCTCGTAACTATTGCGTTGATGAGTTTATGCGTTCAGATGCCACTCATCTACTATTCATTGACTCTGATATTGGTTTCAATGCCAATGACGTAATAACGATGCTTGCGTTACAGTCAGATGAAAGTGAATACGATATTCTATGTGGTCCTTATCCTAAGAAGTGTATCTCTTGGGAAAAGATTAAGTTAGCTGTCGATAAGGGTATGGCTGATGACAATGTCAACAACCTAGAGAAGTATGTTGGCGATTATGTTTTCAATCCTGCTGGTGGTAAGACTGAAATTAAGATTGATGAACCTGCTGAGATCCTAGAGTCTGGCACTGGGTTTATGATGATTAAGAAGTCAGCACTAGAGAAGATGGGTAAGGAATATCCTGAACTAGTGTATAAGCCTGACCATGTACGCACCGCAGCGTTTGATGGTTCGCGTCTTATCATGTGTCTGTTTGATGCTCTTATTGATAACAAGTATGCGCATCTTCGTACTGACATTAGGAAGTTCTATGCTAAGAATCCTAATGCTTCGCAAGAAGATGTGTTGAAGTATGTTGATGATACCACCCACGATTCAGATGGTAATGAATACTCTAATCGCTACCTGTCAGAAGATTATATGTTCTGTCAGTGGGCACGAAATATTGGTTTACAGGTATGGTTATGCCCGTGGATTCAATTACAGCATGTTGGAACTTATGTGTTCGGTGGTTCCCTTGCTGACTTGGCATCTGTTGGTGCTGCCGCTACAGCCGATCCGTCCCAGCTTGGTAAGAAATCTTAAGGAGATAATATAATGAAGTTTAGTGATGTGACTCTTGATGTGTTGAAGAATTTTTCCTCTATTAATTCTAGCATGCTTTTCCGTAGTGGTAATACAATTCGTACTATCTCGCCGCAAAAGACTATTATGGCGAAGGCAGAAGTTGACGAAAGCTTTGATAAGGATTTCGCGATTTATGATCTGCCACGTTTCCTAGGTGTTATGTCTTTGTTTGAAAAGCCAGAAGTGACTTTGAATGACAAGGAAGCAGTCATCCTAGATAACTCGCGTAAGCTAGTATATACCTATGCTGATGCCTCGACGTTTGCTACTCCTCCTTCTAAGGATGTAACATTCCCTGATGCTGAAGTTAATTTTACTCTAAAGAACGAAGATCTTCAGAAGGTTCAACGTGCTGGTAATGTTCTTCAGCTACCTGAAATTGCTGTGGTTGGTGATGGTATGACTATCGCGCTGAAGGCGTATGATAGCAAGAACCCAACAGCTGACTCTTATGTTGCAACTATTGGTACGACTGATCGTGTGTTTAATGCAATCTTTAAGAATGAAAACTTGAAGCTTATCCCCGCTGACTATGACGCATCCGTTTCGTCTAAGGGTATCTCCAAGTTCACTTCTGCTAAGATTACATATTGGATTGCCACTGAGGCAACTTCAACTTTTAACTAATTGACTTATTTGAGGGGAGGAGTTATACTAGACTCCTCCCCACCCCTTTATATTATGGAGTTATATTATGAATAGACAAGATAGCGTTGCTGTGCTCTCAAGGAAGCTTCCAAGAAACCTAACAGTTAGAACTGTATTTGGTGACATTGAAATTAATACTAAAAAGTGCAACACCTGTGATATTACAAAACCTGTTGCTGCCTTTTACTTAAAGTCTAAATCTACAAGAAGGCACCCCGATTCTATTAGGGAGCAATGCATTACTTGTTGGGACATTAATAAAGGCAGGAAGTAATAACATGTTAGAAGATTATCTGTGGGTGGAGAAATACCGACCCAAGACTATTGATGAGTGTATTCTTCCTGATGAACTAAAGAAAACGTTTCAGCAGTTTGTTGATCAGAAGAATATTCCTAATCTATTACTGACTGGTGGTGCTGGTGTAGGTAAGACTACTGTAGCACGTGCTATGTTAGAACAACTTGATTGCGATTATATTGTAATCAATGGATCACTTAATGGTAACATTGATACTCTGCGTGGTGAGATTTCTCAGTTCGCATCAAGTGTTTCCTTTAAGGGTGGTCGCAAGTATGTCATCCTAGATGAAGCTGACTATCTAAATCCACAAAGCACTCAACCTTCTCTGCGTAATTTCATGGAAGAGTTTAGTCGCAACTGTGGTTTCATTCTCACTTGTAACTATAAGAACAAGCTTATTGCTCCTTTGCATTCTCGTTGCTCAGTTGTTGAGTTCAGGATTGCTAAGAAGGATAAGCCATCACTTGCTATGCAGTTCATGAAGCGAGTAATGGATATTCTTCAGAAGGAAAATGTTCCCTTTGAGAAGGATGTTGTTGCTGAAGTTATTGGTAAGTATTTTCCTGATTGGAGAAGGGTACTAAATGAACTACAAAGACATTCTGCGACTGGCAACATCGGACAAAGTGTTTTGGGCGGTCTGTCTGGTGATTCTTATAAGGCTCTTCTTGAAGCTCTAAAGAATAAGAACTTTAGTGCAGCTCGTAAGTGGTTGGGTGAAAACTCTGATCTTGATAGTGCTACTCTATTCCGTCACATGTATGATAATATCTCTGAGATTGTCAAGCCGGAGTCGATCCCCTATCTAATCCTACACTTGGCTGACTATCAGTATAAGGCAGCGTTTGTTGCTAATCCTGAGATCAACCTAGCAGCGTTCATTGCCCAAGTCATGAGTGACTGTGAGTTCAAATGACCGATGTATTCAAGGTCATGGTTAAAGCGAGTGATGTTAAAGAGCCAGTAGTCGAAGATCACAAGGTAAAGGCTCAGTACAATCCATTTGACTTTATCAATAGCATCAATTCCCATAAGGATCTGTTCGCAGGAAGTGAGAACCCTGAGACAGTCGAGAAGGAATACACTCCTTGGATCGTTAATAAGGGGTTATCCTACTTCGCAGATACAGTAGAATCAGCTAACTTCGTCAATCGCTACCACCAGCTGGACAAGAAAGTACAGTATGATTATTTAATAAATACTATACGGTCTAAGAAGCGTATGAGTAAATGGTGGAAGAAAGAGGATAATAATGACGTTGATTTGGTGAAAGAAGCCTTTGGTTATTCCCAGAAAAAGGCTGAAGTTGCTTTGTCATTGCTATCCCCCGAAAACCTTAAAGATATAAAAAGACGATTGAACAAAGGTGGGTTGAAGAAATGAAATTATCTATTGATTCATTAATAGAGGTTCTGCTAAAAGAACCTGATGATTTTCTTAAGGTCAAAGAGACTTTAACACGAATCGGTATCGCTTCTAGAAAAACTAAGATTCTTTATCAGTCTTGCCATATCCTACATAAACAGGGTAAGTATTACATTGTACACTTCAAGGAGCTATTCGCCCTTGATGGTAAGCCGACAGACTTTTCAGATAGCGATGAGGGTCGCAGAAACACTATTGTGAATCTATTGGCTGAATGGGGTCTTATTAAGATTGCGAATCCGGATAAGACCAAAGAGCCAGTAACTCCCTTGAGTCAGATAAAGGTGCTGCCTTATAAAGAAAAGAGTGAGTGGGAACTTGTGACGAAGTATAACATAGGGCGATCTGGTCCTAAAAATTAATTTTGAAATGAGATATTATGGAACAATATTGGGACCCCGTTTGGGGTGCAGTAGCTAGACCACCTAAAGATAACACTGTATGGTTGTGGGATGTAGTCGGAGATAACTTGTTAGTTGTCAAAATCCCTAGAGAAGTATCTTGGTTTAGACGTTTTAAAACTAAAATGATAATGGGAAGTAAGTGGAAGAGAGTAAAAAATAAATAACTGCAAGCTATTGACTTTATAACAGTGATAGCTTATATTAGTACTGTGCTGCCATTGTGGGGCACATAAGACAACCTTGCTATTTTAGGAGGCAATATGTATACTTCGTTCTCGCTTAATGCGAACACTTTCCCGCACCTTATCGGCTTCGAAAATCTCTTCGATAGAATTGATAAGATTAATAATCTAAATAAAAATCATTCCAATTACCCACCTTATAACATCAGTAAGTTAGATGAGCAAACTTATCTAATTGAAATGGCTGTTGCTGGTTTCAATGTCGATGATATTGATATTGAACTGCAAAATGCTATTCTTACTATAGATGGTAAACAAGAAACTGTTGATGATCTTGTTAAGGATGGTGTGAATAAGAACTATATCCATAAGGGTATTTCAGACAGAGCATTTAGGCGTCAGTTTACTCTAGCTGAGAATGTTCATGTTGGTAAAGTTAAATTGGTTAATGGTATGCTTAACATTTATCTAGAGCATATCGTACCTGATGAATTGAAGCCCAAGAAAATCAAAATTGATAATGATGCTCCTTCAAAAAAGGAACTGTTGACTGAAAAGGTTTTCGGTAAGAGAGCTTCTTAATAAGTTCCCGCTCGGTAATATTTCATCGATTTATTATGTTTTTTGAAAGAAAGTTACCGAGCGGGAATATTTTTACAACCAACCAGCATACTGATGTGTATGCTTGATGCGGTCTTCTAGACCAATTGTACCGCCGTTTACCTTCTTTGTAACAGCAGTAATTGTAGCATCGTCTGTACCCTTGTCGCAGAGGTCCCAGATTTTATTCTTTTCGAAGAACCACATGGCTGACTCAAAAGCAAGTTCGCCTGAGATTAAATCAGGGTTAGTCATAATGTCTGGACGCTTACAGTAGTCAGAGAATGTCTTATAGTTATCTTTGCCAGTTAGCTGTAGTGCGCCACGACCACGATACTTGTAGCCATCGCCAGAAGCTTCCGGTCCATTACCCATACGACCACCATATACCTTGTTAGCAATCTTCTCAGGTTTACGGGCATATGCTTCGGCAGCTTTGAGATCAGGGAAATACTTCTTGAAAATCTTTGTTAGACCATCAGCAGAATAGTTGAGGTTCTCAGAAAATGCCTTAAAGTTACCGG